CTTCTAGCAATAATACCTGATAGTGCTTGACCTGCCAGAAACCTTCTTGTCGTCAAGACTTTATCTTTATTATTTGTCTTTATCATACGTAGTTTATTAAAGTTTCTGGCTTCCATTTCCAACTTGCTCCACTTCATCTATGCTTCTCTTTCAATGCTTCAATCATTTTGTTGAGGTAGTACTGTGCCTTTTGCATATCTTCTACAGGTTTTCCTTTATAGTTGTATCTATGTTGATACTTTATTACATTACCATGACAGTAATCTATGAAACCCTGTAGTCCTAACACCTGTCTCATGTAGTCAATACACTCTATACCATCTCGTATTGTGTAATGAGGTGGTCTGTTT